AATCCTATACTAACTACTGCACAGAAACAGGCATACTCTTCCTTATTTGCTCAAGTAAAGAAAGAGACACCTCTAGGTGGTGATGTAGCACAAGAAGTGTTGTCAAAACTATTTCAACAGGTAGTAGGAGAAGATGTTGCTAACTTAGGCTTTGAGTATGTTAATGGCACACAGACAAGCCTTGAGCCTTTGAGACGTTTAATTGAGCAACATAATGATGACTTCACACCTGACTTGAATGTAGAGTGGGATGATATATCTATAGAGACACTACTAGCTAAGAATGACCTAGAAGCTAGATGGCATTTCAATATACCTTGCTTAACTAGACAGATTAGTGGAGTTAATGCAGGGCACTTGATTGAGATTGGTGCAAGACCTAACACAGGTAAGACATCTTTTCATGCTAGTATGATTGCAGGACCTCAAGGTTTGGCACATCAGGGTGCTAACTGTATTGTATTATGTAACGAAGAAGGTTATCACAGAGTTGGTGCTAGGTATCTTACTGCTTGTACAGGCATGACTATGCAAGAGATTAAGGCAAACCCTAGTAAGGCTAGAGATGCCTATGCACCTATCAGAGATAAAATAAAAATAAAAGATGCTTCTGATCGTGACATGTTATGGGTAGAGAGTGTGTGTAAAACATATAAACCTGATGTCCTTGTACTTGATATGGGAGATAAGTTCTCTAGGTCAGGTGGGTTTTCAAGACCTGATGAAGCATTGAAAGCTAATGCCATACATGCTCGTATGATTGCCAAGCAACATGAATGTGCAGTATTTTATATGTCTCAGCTTAGTGCAGATGCTGAAGGTAAAGTTTTACTTAATCAAAGTATGATGGAAGGTAGTCGTACAGGAAAAGCAGCTGAAGCTGACTTAATGATACTGATTGCTAAGAATCCACCTAAGCAAGAGACTAATAACACTGATGATTCAGAAGACTTGCAAAGACATCTTAATGTTGTTAAGAATAAATTAACAGGGTGGCATGGTTCTAGAATCTGCACACTTAACTATAAGATAGGGAGGTATGAGGTATGACAAAACATTTAACTTGTATTAAATGTGATATAGAACAACCTGTGACACAGTTTATTGCAATGAAATCAGGTGAGATAAAAAGAACCTGTAAGTCATGTAAGAATGGTCATAAGGCTATTATTAAAAAATTAAGGAGTGAGAATGAGTATCCTAATGAAGATTATAGTTGCCCTATATGCGAGAGAGACATAGAAGAGATATCTAAATATGGTCAGATGAGGATGAAGAGTTGGGTACTAGATCATTGCCATGAAACCAATACTTTTAGAGGTTGGATATGCCATCACTGTAATACAGGACTTGGAGCATTTGCTGATGAAACAAAAAGGTTGGCTAACTCTACAAGATATTTAGATGAACACAGAGCAAAAATAGAAAAGACAGAAGCTATGTATACAGAAAAAGATTTGCCTGATTTAAGGCAAGAGTTGCATGAAGAAGAGATTAATGCTAAAGAGTGTGATATAAGAAACGACCATAAGCTACAATATTCTAATTCTTCACAGAGAGAAGTACATAGAATTAAAAAGTTAATAAAATTAATTGAAGCAGGTCTTGATGTAGAAGACTATGAAAGTGGTACAGTCCTAGTTAATGGTACATTTGTCATAACATTACTAAATGATAATTGGAGAAACTTGTATAAAAACAAATGGTATAGACACAAAGCTGATGTACAACATTTTATAGATAACTACGTATTAAAGGAGTATAAAAAATGAAACTAACACTTGATGTAGAAAACACAGTAACAAAACGAGATGGTAAGATGCACCTTGATCCGTTTGAACCTACCAATAGACTTGTTATGGTTGGATGTCTTACCGATACAGGAAGAGAATACTTATACAGAGACAACTTTGATGGTGTGCAAGCACTATTAGATGAAGCTACTATACTGATAGGACATAACATAGCATATGATTTAATGTGGCTATGGGAGTGTGGATTTAAGTACGATGGTGTAGTATTTGATACTATGTTAGCTGAATACATTGTTCAGAGAGGAGTAAAACAACCTCTGTCACTAGAAGCCTGTGCAATACGTTATGACTTAGACACAAAGAAACAAGACACATTAAAAGAATACTTTAAGAAAGACATGGGAGTAGACGAGATACCACCTGAAGAATTGTCTGAATACTTGTCAGCAGACTTACATGCGACACAGCAACTATCTGATTGCTTATATAAGAAACTTAATACATCAGATTATGCAGGTTTAATGGATTCTGTAATATTAACTAATCAAGTATCTGTAGTACTAGCTAGGATATATCAACGAGGTTTCTCTGTAGATATAAATAAACTAGAAGAAGTTCGTGTAGAATTTGAGAAGGAGAAACAAGAAACTGAGAAGAGATTGCAACTACAGGTTATAGAATTAATGGGAGATACATCTATTAATTTAAATAGTCCTGAACAAATGTCATGGGTAATATATTCACGTAAGCCTAAAGAAAAGACTACATGGTTAAATAACTTCACACCGTATATGGGCAAGACCGATTTAAATAAGAAGATTGCTCTAAACTCTGATATAGTCTACAGGACTACAGCAGTTAGATGTGTTGCATGTTATGGTACAGGAGAGATGAGAAAGATTAAGAAAGATGGATCACCCTACTTAAAACAACCTAAGTGTGAGGATTGTAAGGGTAGTGGTTATTATTTTAAACCATCTAATAAGGTTGCAGGGTTTAAATTCAATCCACCTACAGCCAAATGGATTACTGCTAATGGTTTTAGTGTTAATAAAAATATGTTAGGTATATTACAAAAAGCAGCTAAAAACAGTAACAAACTAGAAGCATCACAATTTCTAACTGATCTACAAAGAGTATCAGCATTAGACACATACTTATCTTCTTTTGTAGATGGTATTAGTACTTACGTTAAACCAGATAATAAGCTACACGTAAGGCTTTTACAACACAGAACATCTACAGGAAGATTTAGTGGAGCAGAACCTAACATGCAGAATATGCCTAGAGGTGGTACATTTCCTGTTAAGAAGGTTTTTATTTCACGTTTTGATGGTGGCAAGATACTTGAAGCTGATTTTGCACAGCTAGAGTTCCGTGCCGCAGCTTATTTATCACAAGATGAGGTTGCTATTGAGGAAGTATCTACAGGTTTTGACGTACATGCTTATACGTCTAAGGTTATTAGTGATGCTGGTCAGCCTACAACTAGGCAAGAAGCTAAAGCACATACGTTTGCACCGTTGTATGGTGCAACAGGATATGGAAGAAGCAAGGCAGAAGCAGAATACTATGAACACTTCACAGAGAAGTACAAAGGAATCAAAGCTTGGCACTCCAGATTGGCTACAGAAGCTTTAGAGAAAGGTATGATAACTACACCATCAGGGAGACAGTTTTCTTTTCCTGATGTACAACGAAGAAGAAATGGTACAGTTAGTTTCTTCACACAAATAAAGAATTATCCTGTGCAATCATTTGCTACTGCTGATATAGTTCCTATCATATTAATACATATGGAAAACTTATTGGGTAGTTGTAAATCTTGTATAGTAAATTCAGTACACGACTCTGTTGTGATTGATGTACACCCTGAAGAAATACAACACGTACTGTACCTTATTAAACAAGTTAATACTAACTTAAAAAGTATTGTCGAAAATCAGTTTAATATTAAATTCAATGTACCCTTATTATTAGAAGCAAAAATAGGGGATAATTGGCTTGACACTAAAGATGTGGCATGATATAACTACGGAACTTACAAATAGAAAGGAAATATAATGACAGATATAATGACTATAGACACGAATAATTATGCAGCAATGGCTAAAGCAATGGGCATTGCAGGAGAAGGTGGTAATACACCTAAAAAGAGTAATAACCTTAATAGACTGAGGATATGGCACTCTCCATTGATGGGTTATGAAGAAGTCAATGGTAAAAATAAAAAGACTGAGATAATAGAGGGTGGATCATATCGTTTAGAAGTTATAGATGGCGATACATCTACATTTTATTATGCTAATGAGATGTCAGTTAGACCTTTTATGCAGAGATTTATGTATAGAAGATACGTTGCTAACACTAATGCCAAGCAGGGAGAACCAAAAGGCACTTATCAAAGAACTATTATGGCAGATAATCTTAATACGGATTTAAAGGATAATACAGGTAAGTTTAATTGTGGCAAACCTACAGGTTATGTAAAAGACTTCAAGGCATTACCATCTGATATGCAAGACTTAATAAGGCAGATCAAACGAGTAAGAGTTGTTTTTGGTACTGTTAAGTTAATAGGTGCTAAGGATGTAAATGGACACGATGTATCATTAGAAGAGTTTCCTTTTATATGGGAAATAGATAATAAAGATGCTTATAAAACAGTAGGGGATCAGTTTGTTGAGTTTACAAAAAAGCAGAGACTACCACTACAGCATAATATTTATTTTGAACAGACAGAGGAAAATCCACTACCTAATGGAAGTTCTTTTTATACTCCTGTTGCTAAGATAGATATGACTAAATCTTTAGATATCACTAACGAAGATCAAAAGACATTCTCTAACTTTATAGATTGGGTTAAAAACTTTAATGACTACATCTATAAAGATTGGGATGAAAAGGCTTATGCTAATCAAAAAGTGTCATCTGATGAGGATATTGAAACTGTTGAACAATTCATTGATGTTGAATTAGATCAGGGAGTAGCCTAATGAATCACCCTGCTGAACTGAAAGTGCATCAATATATGTCTGATGCAGTCAACGGTAAATCTACTATGTCTGAAGAAGTAATTGAACAAGTAGGTAATGATGTAAAAGAAGCACTTAGAAAACAGTTTGGTGGGGGTAATAAACGTGGAGACTTTAGACTACGTATGTCCAACTTGGGCAGACCCACTTGCCAACTGTGGTTTGAAAAGAACAAGCCTGAAAAAGCTTCAGCTAAACCTAACAGCTTTATGATGAATATGATGTTAGGCGATATAGTTGAAGCTGTCTTCAAGGGTTTATTAAGGGGTGCAGGAGTTAAGTATGAAGAGCCTGAACACGTAACACTAGAAGTTGGTGATACAAAGATATCAGGAACTTATGACTTAGTTATAGATGGTGCAGTTGATGATGTGAAGTCAGCTTCAGGTTGGTCGTATGATAATAAGTTCATTGACTTTTACACTGTTAAAATGGGTGATCCCTTTGGATACGTAGCCCAATTAATAGGTTATGCAAAAGCTGCTAAAAAGAAAGTAGGTGGTTGGTGGGTAATTAACAAAGCTAATGGTAAGTTTAAGTATGTATCTGCTAAGGAAGGTGATGTAGAAGATACTATGATAACCATTCAAAAAACTATTAATACAGTAAAAGCAAATAAGTTTGAAAGGTGCTATGAAGATTCAGCAGAAACATGGAGAACAAAACCTACAGGAAATAGAAGACTAGGAATTACTTGTGGGTTTTGTGATTATAAACATGCCTGTTGGGAAAACTTAAAAGAACTACCCTCTGTGATGTCAAAAGCTAAGATACCTCCTATGGTGTATTACACAGAACTAAAAGATGAGTACAAGTAGATGTCTCCACATGCAATAAGAAGAGAAGCTATAAAATATGGATATAGGAGTGGGTTAGAACATGC